CCGGCATTGGCGGATCCAAGTCAAAGCCACCGGAAGGCTCGGACCCCCAGGAAACCGAGTGCGGCTTTCTCGCGGGAGTGGCCGAAGGGGTCGATACCGAGACGACGGAACTGTCGACGTATTTCTCGCTGTCCACGTGCGACGACGCGTCGTGGTCTGCCTGGCAGCCCGAGAGGCAATCCATCGGTCATGGATCAACTTCAGCCGTGCCAGGAGATACGGGGACGTATCTCGCATTCGTCAGATACCTGGTGGACGGAGGCGAATGACGGGATGAAGCACAAGCGGCTGCGCGGGTTGGGAGAACCTCTGGCGCGCAGCTGTGACCACCGCAACCAGAAGGGATTGTGGCGACAGCGGAACGGCCAGCCGTAAGCGACAGGGCCAAGCCACACGGGCAGCAGGATGCTCGATAAGCAGGTCGCATGCTTCCGCCCCTGCGGCAGGAAGCCCACCCCTACAGCGTCCTAACGAGCAGTGGGCAGGTGGCGGCTAACCGCAGCCTACGGGCTGGGGATTAGTCGCCGTCCACCCGGAGCGAGCCTTCAAGCAATAGGCAGATTTAGTTCAGAAGACCTTCTATCTGAGAGATGTATGTCTGCTCCACAAGAGATCTCGATGCTCCGGATTACAGACGACGCCGGAGAGCAGCTGATCGCTGCATGCGTCAGCGGAGATGCGGCCGACCTTCTGTGCATCGGCCAGCAGGACTCGTGGGCGGAGGACTGCCGCCCGATCACCAGCGTGATCATCAGCGTCAGCGGCGCCATTCAGATCACCGATCCTGCGGATGTCGCTGCCGTGTCGGCGTGGCTGGGCGCTGCGGCGACCTGGCTGCGGATCACCATGCTCGAGTCTGAGCTGAGCCACGAGGAAGACGACGAGGGGCAGGACGAAAAAGAGGAGGACGACGAATGAGCGGATACATCGGCAAGGCGCTGAGCGCGTTCTTCCGGGAGCACGAGTACATCGTGACTGCCGCCAGAGCAGTGGGCGAGGCAGTTCGCTTCAAGCAGCACCTCCGGGAGAAGGTCACGAACCAGGCCACTGGCCTGTGCACGCACCGCTGGCAGGTGCAGTTCGGGACGGAGGCAGAGGCGGAGAAGTTCGACGAAGCCATCCGGGAGCTGGTCGAGGCGGTGTCCGTCGGCAGGGAGGAGTCGTGAGCAATGCTCGTCAGGAACTATCGCTGTTCGCCTCAGAGTTCCCGTACTGCGCGGTGTGCTGGAGCAGGGACGAAGCCCTGCATATCCATCACCTGCAGCAGGGCGCAGGAAGGGACCACGACAGGAGAAACCTCCTGCGTCTCTGTCGCTTCTGCCACGACGGATTGCACTTCGGGGGGAAGGACAACCTCACGAAAGCAATGTGCCTCACCGCAAAAAGAGAAACAGACGACCGCCACTACGATCCTGCGTTTCTGGCGTCGCTGCGTCTCAAGAAGCACTTAGGGTACGGCCCGGGCCGCTACCCGTTCAGGGTCTTCATGTGGAGAAGAAAGAACGGAATCCCACCGGAGCTCGCTCAGATGGCAATCAACTCTCGGCGCAAGGGCAAGGACGGGGAGCTGGAGGCTGCGGCAGAGTGGAACAAGGTCGTCCCGAAGGCGATGGCCAGGCGCTCGCAGCAGCACAGCGGGACAGAGAGCTCGAGCGACTTGATCGCCCCAGGCACGCCGCACCTGTGGCTCGAAGTCAAACGCACGCAAGTGATCAACGTGCAGGCCGTCATGGAGAAGGCAGCCGAGCAGTGCGGAGAGCTCACGCCGGTCGTGCTGCACAGGAAAAACGACAGCGACTGGCTGGTCACGGTCCGACTCGACGACCTGCAGAAGGTCGTGTCCCAGGTGAAGGGAGCGTCGTGATGCCAGAGAACCATTCATTCCTGATCAACGGCGTTCGCTGGCTCTGGCGCTACACCAAGCTCAAGGGTCAGGCGCAGGGGTGGGCCTTCCTGAAAGACCCGAAGAACCCCAACGTCCGCGAGAAGATCCTGATCGACGAGCGCCTCACCGGCCGCGCCAGACTCAACACAGAGATCCACGAATTCCTGCATGCGGCAAACCCGACGCACTCGGAGGAGCACGTCACGCAGCAGGGGGATGACCTCGCCAGGATTCTCTGGGCACTTGGGTACAGGAGGGATCGTTCCGATGAACGTCAACCTTGAGTGGTACGAGGTGAGCCGCGCCGCGCTGGTGGGCGTCTCGCGCAACGTCGAGGCCCTGCGGCGTGGACTGCAGAACCGGATGCAGATCAACGACGAGTGGTCGATCCATATTCTCGGAGCTCTCGGGGAGTGTGCTTTCTGCAAGGCGACCAACCGCTACTGGTCGGCAGGAGTGAACACCTTCAAGGGCGGGGATGTTGGAGACAGCATCCAGGTCCGCACTCGCTCTCGTCACGACTACGACCTGATCGTCCGCGACGGCGACAAGGACGCGGACGTCTTCGTCCTCGTGACTGGCGGGCCGACAGAGTTCGCCGTTCACGGGTGGATGCTCGGCCGTGATGCCAAGCAGCCGAAGTACCTGGCGAACTACGGGAAACACGGAGACGCGTTCTTCGTTCCGAAGAGAGATCTCAACGACGCCGCTGCCCTTGTCTGTGGAGACAACTGATGAACAAGACCACGATGCAGACCTACACCGGAAAGCTTGTCGACCTCGCGAACTTCAAGCCGGAGGACGTTCGTCTGCCCGACATCTCCCACGCCCTGTCGATCATCAACCGATTCACGGGCCACTCGAAGTGCCCGTACTCGGTGGCCCAGCACTCCGTCGCCGTGAGCAAGCTGACGCCTCCGGCGCATGCCATGTGGGGCCTCATGCACGACGCGTCGGAAGCCTATCTCGGTGATGTTGCGACTCCGCTGAAGTACATGCTCCCTGACTACCTGGAGCTGGAAGAGCACGTCCAGAAGACCATCGCAAAAGCATTCGCGCTGAAGTGGCCCATGCCTCCGGAGGTGAAGCGCGCCGACACGGCTGCGCTCATGGCTGAGAAGCGCGACCTGATCGCGGTTGACCACGACTGGGGTATCTCCTGCGAGCCGATGGCCGGGCCGGTACTTCCATACTCATGGTTCCAGGCAAAGAAGTTGTTCGAAGATAGATACAAGGAGATTGCGGAATGAAGTCAACGGATGAGTCGCGTGTGCGGTACGAGACGGGTGCAGTTCGGTCCTCCGATGCGGAGGCTACGAGGTACGACCTGATCAGTCCGATCGGACTGGCGGCGGTTGCTGCTGCGTGCGCAGAGGGCGCGGAGAGATATGGCGATTTCAACTGGGAGAAGGGGATGCCAGCGTGCGACCTCATCAACCACGCACTGCGGCACGTGTACCTGTTCCTCTCGGGCGATCGCTCGGAGGACCATCTCGGGCACGCCGCCTGGAACATGCTCGGAGCGATCCATTCCCTCGAGGTCTGGCCGGAGATCAACGAGGGAACCCTGAGGTCCGGCTTCTGCGAGCCACCAACCAAATGATTGAGCGGCTGGACGCACAGTCCATGACGATCACGGAAGACGACCCCGACCGCCCATGGAGGGAGTTTATGGCGGGGATCATGGCCCACACTGTGGAGCTGTGCCTCTGGCTGTGCAGGAAGGCGGACGGCCGGCCGGTGCGGGCCTACCCTCGAAGCATCCACAGGCGGCTGATAAACGCAGCCATAGCCTGGCGGTGGGTTTTCGAGCCGCAGGAATGCGAGCTGCCGCTTTCGGAAGTGTGCCTGTTTTTAGGGCTCAGCGAGTGCAGGGTTCGCCGCCGGATCCTGGCCGCCTGTTCCCCCCGCAGGGACATAAACCAGTTAGTGGTCCAGATTATCTCCGAATGCGGGGGCAGCGATGCCAAGCCTAAACGAAAAGCTCCGCGTCCTAGTCGAGTGGTCTCCGCTGATTGGTCTCGCCTCCGAGATTTCCGCCGCGACCACCCCTTTGGAACGAGCATTGAAGATTTCCGCCGCCTTGAGGTGGGTCGCCGGGAAGACAAACACCAAGCTTGACGACGAGCTGGTGGATCTCCTCGAGGCTGTGCTCAAGAGTCCGGAGGGCGCGGCGCTGTTCAAGTACCTCGTCGAGCTGACGACTGTCATGGCGAAGGCTGAGGTGCCGCAGTGACCCTGGCTGTGATTGGAGTCTCCGCGCTGGCGGTCGCCGCACTGGTGGCGTTCGCCCCCAAGCTGGAGCTGCGCCCCAGCGAGCCGATGACGCCAGCCACCCGGGCTGCTTGGGTTGCCAGGCTGATCGCCCTGGCCGAGCAGGCAGAGAAGTCCGGCGGCACCGACGTAGCGGACGCAGCCAGGGTTCTGGTGGCGGCGCTGATCGCCCCGAAGGTTCCCAAGCAGTAGCAGTCTGGGGTGGCGCATGAACATCATCCGGGCTTCGGTCGTGGCCGCATGCCTCGCCATAGGCGCTGGCAGCCTCGCTGCGCACTTTCTGGCTGCCGGCGTGCCGGCACCAGTCCCAGCCCCAACTCCGGCTCCTGAGGGCATCCTGGCGCCCCTGGACAGGGCCGACCGGAAGAACCTCCTGGACTTCTATGCGGCGATGGCGGACATCATCGTCCGGGACGGACAGGCAGAGAACCCTGTCTGCAAGAGCACCTTCGCCCTGAGGGAGAAGCACCGCCAGGCGCTGGCCATGGCGTTCGCCCATACGGGGATCGTCGGGAAGTATCCGGGACTGGGTGAAAGGCTGGATGCCTACCTCCTGGCGGCGATCGGCGACACGGACGTACTGCTGACTCCCGAATCCAGGGATGCGGCGGCCAGGTCGTTCTTGAGCATCAAGTGACTCTGACGGGGTGACCTGTGGAAGGCCAGTTTCTCCCGGAAGAGATCGTTCGCGCCTACGACCAGGGTCTTGTCGGCGCGTACTGCGATCCTGAGGACACAGCCAGGCTTCTTTCCGCGCTGCCGATGCCGCTCTTTGGCGACACGCTGGCCGGGTCTGGCGCAGGGAAGCTGTCGCTCTCGTACCTGGCTGTGCTCGAGTTCGAGAAGCAAGCCGGGCGCAAGGCCTACGACGAGGCACAGACAACGGGCGACTGCGTGTCGCACGGCACGCGGGGAGCGGCTGATGTTGCCAGGGCCAACGACCCCGACATCGCCACGAAAGAAGATTGGGTCGACAGGACTGCGACCGAGCCGCTCTATGGCGCTCGTGGACACAGCGGCCAGGGCGCCTCGTGCTCACGGCTCGTCGAGTGGGCGCACAAGATCGGCGGCCTGATGCTCCGTACGAAGTATCCAGAGCTCGGCATCGACCTCACGACATACGACGCCACGATCGGGGCCAGGTGGGGCGCCGGCGGAGTTCCTGACAAGGTGACCTCCGTCGCCGCCAAGCACCGCATCGGAACCATCTCGCTCGTGAGTACGTGGCAGCAGGCGAGGGACGCCATCGCCAATGGCTACGGGCTGGTCTGCTGCTCCGATGTTGGGTTCACGCAGGTGCGTGACTCGAACGGCATGGCGCAGCCGCGAGGAACGTGGAACCACGCGATGCACTGGCACGGCGCGGACGACACCCGCCAGGGAGACTGCCGGTTCTGCATCCAGAACTCTTGGGGATACACGTGGATCAGCGGGCCGAAGGTGCACGGGCAACCCGAAGGCTCCTTCTGGATCTCCCAGGCAACTGCACAGCGAATGATCTCTCAGGGTGGAACCTATGCAGTATCGAACGTGGATGGCTTTCCTAAGAGGAAGCTCAAAGACTGGGGCGCACGAGAGGTGCTCGGATGAAAATTTCCGTCGCTACTGTCGCCGTGTGGCTCGCGTTCTGCCACGACGTGCAGCCGCCTGCGCCGCAGCCGCAGCCACAGAAGTGCTGCGCAGAGTGTGCCGGGACGGGGATGGTGTGGTCGGGGGACCGGCTCGTTAGGTCTCAGTGTCCGTGCCCAGCCTCCTGCAAGTGCGCAGAGAACAGGCCGAAGTCTGCGTCGTTGCCTTGCCAGGATGGAAAGTGCGGAGTGGCTGCCAAGTAGGGGGGGCAATCTGAATGGACGAGCACGGCGACAGGATCCGCAAGCTGAAGGGCGCGTGGACAAGATCGGAAGGCAAGGACCCGACCGGAGGGCTGAACGCGCGAGGCCGCGAGTCGTACAACCGCGAGCACGGCGCAAACCTCCAGCCGCCGCAGCCTGAGGGCGGTGCTCGCCGAGACTCGTTCTGCGCCAGGATGCGCGGCATGAAGAAGAAGCTCACCTCTAAGGAGACTGCCGGCGACCCGGACAGCCGGATCAACAAGTCGCTGCGCAAGTGGAAGTGCTGAAGCATGGACGAGCTTTGCAATTACGTCCGGGAGAGGCTGCCGCTTCGGGCCAGGCTCGTCGGCAAGGACCGGCTCGATGACATCGTGCGCATCGCCGTGACTGAGTGGCCGATCGTTCCTCTGATGGAGTGCGGCAGAGGCTCCGCAGAAGAAGAGCTGCTTCTCGACAGGCTGCGCGTCAGCGTGTCGCGCACGTACGAGCTCGTGCGCGGATCAGAGCCGCGCTACGGGTTCTTCTGGGCGTTCGTTCTATCAGCCGCTGTCTCGGCAGTCATCCAGGTCATCCTTCGTTGGTGGATCGAGAAGCGCGCCAACAGGTGTAAAATTGCAGCTTGGCAGTACAGCGTGAAAGGTGACGCGTGAGTAGCGTGGACGTATACGAAGCCGCCCTGCGGATGGTCGAGCGATACGGGTTCGGAATCATGCTGGCCGTATCAGTCCTGTGGTTCGTCCGCACGGACGTGGTGCTGCCGATGGTGGATGCACACAAGCAGTTCCTGGTGGAGATGGCGAGAACGCAGAGAGATATCTCCGCTGCCGTGACGGAGCAGACCCGCCTGATTCAGGCACTCCACCCCGCGAGAGACACGCGGGCGTACACGTCTGCCGTTGAGTCCCGGGACGAAGAGAAAAAGAACTAGCCTCGCGCAGGACGCGCGTGCACGCGAGCAAGGACGCTCATGCGACCGATGACGGACAAGGAGCGCGCGCTTGCGGAGGAGGCTATGGCCATAGTGCCGGTAGTCATCAATGCGATGCACCGGTCGTTTCCTGGAATCAAGAGGAAGCTGGCGAGGATAGATGCAAGGTCGGTTGCGTACGTGGCTGTCTGCCGGGCAACGCAGACGTACGATCCAGAGAAGAGTAAGGTCACCACCTATTTCTCTTCTGCCATTCGCAATGCCTTGCTGAAAGAACTGGCGAGAAGCCAGAGGTTGAGATACGACAGCCCCGAGCGGGTGCCGCTTGAGATGGCTGAGAGGTCGGCGTCACGCCAGGGCGGCCAGCAGCGTGCACTGCCAGCCGCCCTGAGCGTTTTGCCGACGGGCGACCGCGCCCTGATCGCGAGTCGATTCCACGAGGGGATGTCCATCCGAGAGATGAGCGTCCACTACAGGATCAACGAGAAGACGATCAGGCTACGCCTTCGCCGAGCCGTTGCCCTACTTGCAGAGATTTTGGGAAGCCCGCTTCCGCCGCAAGAACCGCGCGCCTAGCTGTGTTGCGGTTCCATTCGCGCCCGTTGGGCCTCCTGGTGCCGCGCATCTGAGCGACGATTCTGTCGTAGCTCCAGCCCGCAGCACGCAGCCCGACCATTGTGAAGATTTGGTCGCGCTCCTTTTGATCCGGCCAAAACCGGCCGAGCTTTCCAGTGCCAATCTTCCGCCAGCCGAACGGGACTCCGGAGTTGTATGGCAACCCGGCTTCCCGCTTGGCCGTCAGGGCGTCGCGTGTCCGCTCCCCGATGCAGTCCTTCTCGAATTCGGCAAAGCCGATCTCGATGGTGGAGATGAGCTTGCTGATGGCAGTGTCTCTGCCATGCTCCCTGCCCAGGCTGTGAACACGGACGCCCTTGCTGGCCAGCATGGAGAGCGTCTTGATACCGTCCGCAGTATTACGGAAGGCCCGATCGAGCTTGGCCCAGACGATATGATCGCCGGGCTGCACGAGCGCCCACAGGACTCTGCCCTGTCCGCGCTCGAACATATCGGACCCGCCACTGACTGCGGAGTCGTACATCCACCCGCCGTACCGGAACTTCGACAGCTCGGGGTGCGAGGATATGTAGTCCTCGACCTTCGTGCGCTGTGCCGTTTCGGTCAGGCCTTGCTTGGAGGTGGAGTGTCGGCCGTATCCGTAGACGGTGGGACCGGAACGTGACATATCGAAATCGGCTCTGGGACCGACCTCCTGTAAAAGGAAATATCTCCAGCGTCCATCCGCCTCTGTAGCTCCGAGAACAGCATGCCATGGATGATATCCTGCGCACTGTCGCCCCAGACATCCTGGCCCTGCCTGGCCCCGAAGCTGTCGGGAAGTTCGGCCGTGAACCACACGCGAGCTTCGATCTGCATCTTCACGGCTTCACCTCCTTCGTGATGTAGGCCACTCCGTCCCGCACGCGCACGCAGCCACGACCGGACATCACCAGTCGTGGCTGCCGACTGCGCGGCCTGCTGCGGCAGGGGACGGAGCAGACAACCGATTTGACCTCGTGGCAGCAGCCGCCGGAATGAACAGTCATCATTGGCACACCGGCCGACGCCGTCGCCGGCTTGTTGTAGTGAAAGAAAAACGATGGCATGCGTGCACCTCAGTCGTTCACGGGGATGCGAATGCGACCTGCAGCCCACAGTCGGGCCGCATCCAGAATCGCCTTCGGCTTGCTGGAAGCAACGAATCCAGGGAGCTCTTCGCCGCGCCCGCGCGACGTGCATACCTGGCGGTAGCCATTCGGCGTGAGCAGCTCCCACGCGTACACCACGTCGGGCCCGAACTGCACGGCCCGGAGTGGTCCAGTCACGCAGATCGAGAAGTCCGGAATGATGTCCCAGCCCTCCCGCTTGGACGACACGCACGGCGACTTGAACCGCACGCGGATGCCGTAGCCGCACAGCAGCGAAGTCCAGTGCCCGCCGCCGGCGGGGTGAGACTGGATGAGCATCGTCCCTTCGTCCGGATTATCGAAGCCGTAGTGCTCGTAACGCAGGATCCCGTTGGCGAACGACGACAGCTCTTTCGTGGCGCGCTCCACGACCGAGCAGGCGGCGTCACGAAACTTCTGCGGCAGGGCGGTGGCGTTCACGATCGTCTCGATGAACTCCGCCGCCGTCGCATTGCCGAACGACGGGCCGGCATCGGGATAGTACGGGCCCGGGCCTGGCTGGTATACGCCAGCCCTGCCGTGATACCACTGCGTGTGGCGGTAGCCGCTGCGCGTCTGCCGATCCAGCGCCCGAAGCGGCAGGTGCTTGTTGCAGAAGTGCCCGTTGACGGCCGCATCGATGGCGTACGAGGTGATCCCGCCAGCCGCCGGATACACGTCGACCCAGTGATGCAGCTCCGTCTGGTAGACCGAGCTGCCGCGAGGCGTCTCGGCGTAGACGAGCTTGATCTTCTCGTGCCCCCACGTGGCGAGCACCCGCTCGGAAATGTGGGCAAACTTTTCACCGTAGGCGCGTCGTCCGAGATCGTACGTCTCGGTCGCGGCGGGAGTCTTGCACTCGATCCGGAACCGGGACTCGCACATCCCGGCGAGCTCTGCCCAGTCCCAGATATGCTTCTGTGGCTGCCGGCGCTTGGCCTTCGGCTGCGAGGACTGTGTGTACAAAACCAGAGTCATGTCACTTGCTCCTGAATGAAAACAGCCCGGCAGGTCAGTGAACCGCTCACTGCCTGCCGGGCTGCACTGTGGAACCACTGAATCAGGTGGCCGTCAGCTGACTACTTGGCCAGCTGCTTGCGCCTCCTGCGACCGACGCCGATCACCCGGCCGTTCGTCCGAGCCGGCCTCTGCTTGTACTGCCCGACGATCGCGTTGAGGGCAGAGACATCGATCGGAGAACCCGATCGCCGAATGCCGGCAAGCTTCGGCAGCTTGACCCCGCGCTTGGTGTAGAGGTAGGCGCGGGCATAGACCACGCGGTACTGCCAGCCGAGCCGCTCGGCCAGCTGTTTCATCGTGTGGCCCTGAGCGTGCGACTCCATGTAGAGCTGAACGAACAGGGCCGGAGTGACGTGCTTGTCGAGAGACATGAATGAAACCTTTCAGAAAAGGGGGATGGTCTTGCACCAAGCCGGGATGCTGTCCCGGTAACTACTGTCACAGGTCAAGGCAACGATCACCTTTGCCCTGGTCTGCCGGTCAGGCCAGCCGGTCATCGCGTCAGTGATGAGCACGATGGAGTCCGGATGGTCGGACTTGTCAACTTCCTCGAGCGCCCGTGCCATGTCGGTGCCGCCACCGCCTTCCCATTGGAAGTTCTTGATGTCCGCGAGCTTGATGCTGTTGCGGACATGGGTGTCGGCACACACAACCTTGACGCTCTTGAGCTTCTTCAGCCCGTCAGCGATCACCTGAAGGGCCTGCTCCTTCGTCTCGCGATCCCCCATAGATCCGGAGGTGTCGACGATGACAACCGCACTGGCCTGCGTCGTGAGCTGTCCGCGCAGGCGACACACGTCAGGAGGCTGCTTGCGAGACAGCCTCCTGTACGTAGCCATCCTGCCGCCCAGCGGCGACGCGGTGGAACTTGCGACGGCACTCTTGAGGTGCTGCCATGGGTCCCGCTGCGGACGCAGGAAGTGGCCGATCGCCTCGCGGAGCTTGCCCGGCACGGAGCCGGGATGGCTTTCCTCGAACTTGGCAATCGACTCTTCCAGCTTCTTGGCAGTGAGGGATTCCTTGTAGCTGTCCCAGGAGTCGTCCGGCTTCTCGTACTCGCGCTTCCTGTTGTCGCACGCAGACCCTCCGCTGCCGGGAGCGCATGCCGCAGCCTTGCCGTTCGGCTTGGTCTGCGAGCCCTTCTTCCCGCTGGAGGACTGCGGTCGAGAATCGGAGACACGCGAAGAACTTCCGCCGCCGCCGTCACTATCCGCCTGATCGTCCCCGCCGCCGGCGTCGCCCTGCTTGCGATTCCCTCCCCCGCCGTTGCCGTCGGGGCGCGGAACCGCATTCATGATGAGCTTGTAGTACTCGATCATGTCGAGGTTCTCGGGGAACGCCAGGAAGATACCGAGCTGCGGGGCGAACGCACCGAGATGCACCGCACTCGGCGGACGCAGATGGCGCATGAACGCCATCGTCTGCTCGATGACGAGGTCGCCTGCGACGTTCATCACGAACTGCTGGAACTGCGACGGGTTGTCGCCGTAGACCTCAGCCGACCGCGCGTGATGGCGGAAGATGAGGTGCAGTGCCTCGTGAAGGATGACGTATGCCAGGCTGTCCGCATCGAGCTCGTCCACGAACGCGGGATCCCAATGGATCACACCGTCTCTGCTCACTCCGCAGGTGGCCGAGCCCTTCGACTCGTTCTGCTTGAGTGAGTAGATGTAACTCGCCAGGTACGGGGCGTAGTCGAACGTGCGAATACGACCCGCAGCGAGCTTGTCACGTGGTGTCATGCTGACCTTTCTAGTTGGAGGAAAACTCAGGGGCCGCCGTCCGGTCGTGGGAGAAACGCTCTGCCACGATCACCGCACAGGTGATGACGTCGCCGATTGCTCGTGCGACCGCCTCCCTGTTGGGGCCTTCGAGGAGGTCGGGATCGCCCACCTCTTCGGCAGCCCACTTCAACGACAGCGCCGACACCTGAGCCACGCCCGTGAACAGGAGGCGCAGTCTGTCGGTGAACGAGTCGGGCAGCTCGCCGCCGCCGGCGATCTCCTGGCAGCACTCGCGCAGCACGACCATCGCCTTCTCCAGGCAGCGCTTGCGGAACTCGGGGTTGTCGTGATTGTCACGGTCTTCGAACATCATGGTGACCTCCTTGTGTCACTTGGTTTCCGAGATGCCAGCCGGGACCAGCTTCATGAGCCGGTTGAGCAGGGCAGTCGGGGGAGTCCAGCCGTCAGGGCGAACGCCGCCCTTCGACACCGGATTCCAGAGGGACTTGAACTGAGTCAGGAACGTCTCGATCTCGTGCTCGCCCACGTCGCAGAAGACGCTGGCTGCCTTGATCCAGCGCTCGCTCGTCGGGTTGCTGCGGAGCTCGCGAACGAGACCCGTCAGCAGGCAGATGTTGCGGTCGGGACGGTTCTCGTACTTGTACTTGACCGCGCCCTCGAGCAGCTCCGCCGGGTTTATGAGGTCGAGCTGCGACATGTACTGCAGGAACTCGCTGCCCGCCGCGTCGCCGACGCAACCGGTGACGAGCTTGCGGAACACGACGCCGCCGTGCTGGTAGCCGACCGACTCCGCAGCGGAGAGAACCTTGACGACGTAGCTCCACGTTCTCGGGTTGGGGAACGAGAGCGTCTCGTCGCTTTCGGGCAGCTTCTCCATCACGTCCGGGTTGCTACGCAGGAAGGCCTCGACCAGCCCGCCGTACTTGGGGTACAGCTGGCGGTGGTCTTCGGGAACGACGGGGAACGGAGGCGCCTCCCACTGGAGGCCGTTCCGGTACCCCTTGAACAGCTCGCTGCGGTCGACCTCCCACCGGTAGTGGAAGAACCGCGAGCGCATCGATGGCGGCAGCGCGTTGCCGCTCGGAGCGAGCTCCGGCGGGTTGGCAGCAGCCACGATGATGGTCGACTCGGGCAGCGTGTAGTCGCCCACTCGCCGCTCCGTGATGAGCGAGAGCTCTGCGGCCATCGTGGTCGGCGGCACGCAGGTGAACTCGTCCAGCAGCAGGAACCCCGAGCCGTCCTTGAACTTGTCGACCCACTGCGTGGGCATCATGCGGATGACGCCGAGCTCTCGGTCCGCATCCGGGTAGCCGGAGAAGTCCTCCGGCAAGTGGGTGCTACCGATGAGCAGATGGAAGTTGCGCTTGAGCGCACCCGCCAGCTGTCCGAGCACGGTCGTCTTGCCGACGCCGGTCCCTCCCCAGACGATGGTGGGCACAACCTGCAGGGCAATGAAGCACGGCTCGTTCGCGGTCTTGATTGAATCGGACATTCGTTTCGATCTCCTGACAAAGGGTGAAAAGAAAACGGGGGCCGAAGCCCCCGCACACAAGGAATCGCCAGCCCCTGAAAACAGGGGTCAAACACTGGCAGACAACAGGGAGCTCACGGCCAGGGCGGACTGCGCGGCTTCGAGTGGCCCGCGCATCCAGTCGAGCTGCTGGCCGAGCGCAGCCTCGTAGGACTTGATCTTGTCGATCACCGCACGGCTCGCCTTCGCCAGCGCCTTCGCCGCTTTGGGCGTGAGGTCACCGGACTCGACGGCCGACTGCACTCGCTGCGACGTTTCGGAAACCTCAACGTTGAGCTGCGAGATGATATGTTCGACGGTCGCAGGATCCTGCGCCGCCTCGAGCGGGAAGTTGTGGTACCGCCACAGCTGCGCCGCGTCACGCCACTGCTGCCACTTGTTCACGCTGGCGTGAGGAATGTAGTAGACATTCCTGCCGCCGAGCGCGACCCCTCCGAGCATCCGGACCACGCCCTGCACCGCCGTCTGCACCTGCCCGGCGGACAGGTTGTTGCGGTGCGTGTCGTACTGCAACTGGACGCTGGCGAGGGTAACCCCTGCGTCGAGGTCCGCGTGGCAGTCGAGCAGCGCCACCTTCTCTGCCCCGTCGAGCTGGGCGGAGAAGATATGCAGGGCCGTGTTGCGCTTCTGCCCACGCTGAATTCGCACGGCCTCGAAGGCGAGGTCCTGCGTCAGCGCTCTGACAGAGAGGCTACTGTCGTCATCCCGGAACAGCGGCTTGGCCACTTCCCGCACCGCCGCGTCGAGCGCGTGGCTCTTCGAGGGCGGTCGGTTGACCACCTTCGTCCAGCCGTTGGCGTCGCACGCGTTCTTGATGAGGTCGCGCGAGTGAGGGGCGTTCGTTCCGAAGACCAGAGCCGCAGTTCCCTGAATCTGAAGTGAGACCATCTTTGGGTCCTTTCTGTGTGAAAAGCAGGCGGGCCGCAGCCAGGGATAAACCCCAGTGCGGCCCGCCTGCCGGGAGGTGTACTGTTGTACAGCACTACGCTGTACGAATCCAGCGACTACGTGTCGATCATCAACTCCCAACGGTCGGCGATTTCCATGCAGCGGAACTGATGCTCCGCTGCCATTGCCGCGTCGGCGTCCGACTCGTACGACCCGCGTGGCTTCGGGTCACGGTCGTCGGACAGAAGAAAGAAGAACCGTCCGCTCACGCCGAAGACGTGGCCGATCGGACGGCCATCCATCAGGACCGGACTGACTGATGCGTCGGTGGTCGACGCGTTGTTGCTGGCCATTTGACACCTCCCTAACTGGTGGCTTTCGCCTGCCGCACCGGACGTTCCGCTGCGATCTACAGGTAATCGCCGGCCCTTGAAAACAAGGGCTATTTGCGCCGGCCCCTCAGGCCGGCCAGGAACTTGCTGATCGCCAGGTACAGGCAGCACGCTGCCGTCACCTGCTCAGGGGAATGGCGGACGTACTCAGCCAGGTGCAGGCAGACGCTCCATACCTGGCCGACCGACTCCGCCATCCGCAGGAAGTCGAGGTCGTGTTTCACGACTGCCCCTCCTGCTTCGAGTCGACGTTGGACTTCATGTTGTGCACGAAGTCAGCGAACGACCGCATCGCATGCGGATCGCTCGAGCGGTCTCTGATGAGCTCGGCCACCTCAGTGGACGGGGCGTCGAAGATCGAGGCCACTTCGGACATGCGAACGAACTGCATCGGACGATCGGAACCCATGAGACACCTCCTGAAAAAAAGAAAGCCGGCGCCACGCTGGCACCGGCTGCACTGGGAATCGCCGACCCTGGAAGTCAGGGTCAGTCAGAACACGAATCGAGGAGAGGAGCCACGTGCTCCCACGCCTCCAGCTCGGCGAGCTTGTCCCGCACCTGATCGAAAGCCCGGGAGAGATCGAGGAGCTTCATCCTCTGCCGGGCCTCGCCGAGAGAGATCCGAGCTACCGCGATCTGCCTCCGAGCCGCGCCCTTTGGCGTGTCATCGGGGTCGGAGAATGCCATCGCAGCCTTCTCTACCGTTTCCGCGAACCCGCACGCCGGCTTCACGGCCATGTTGTAGAACGTGCCAGCAAGCAGGTTCAGCTCATCGTGCAGCTGATCCAGCCGGGCGTAGTACTCCTGCGCCCGCGCTGCCTGCTGCGTCGTCACCGGTTTCACCGACTCCATACCAGGAACCCTTTCGTTCTGAGGGACTCAGCCAGGTCGCGCTCGGCCTGCTCGGCCGACTCACGCGTCTGGTACTCGACTCCGTCGGACAAGTGCTGGGCGAGGCGGAGTCCGAACCGCTCGACCCAGCCGCGATTGCTGAACACGCCAGCCTTGTGCTGAGCGAACCGGTGTTCAGGGGTGTGGGCTGTGCTTCCGACGTACAAGCACCGCCCGCTTCGGGAACGATTGGCCTTGCGGAAACGTCCGCTGTTCCGCACGGCGGGATCCAACTCGACCACGTACAAACGAAACGTGTGCCGCAAGGGGCACCTCCTTTCTGGCTACAGGTAATCGCCGGCCCTTGAAAACAAGGGCTATTCGGGGGACGCGTCCAGCAGCGGCTCCACGTCAAGCTCGGCCAGCGCATTGCCCACGTACAGCTCGACGTGCTTGAGCTCGTCGATCACACGGGCCCGGTAATCCAGCAGGTTGCACTGCAGGATCTCGAGGTCCGCCTTCGCCCTGCGCGCCGCAGTAGTCCCCGCAGGCGAAGTCAGTCGCGGCATCTTCTGAGTGAAGATGTACCGCTCGTCGATCGCGTTCGTCAGGCACGTGATCGCGCACTTGAGGTTTTCGGCGTGCTTGAAGGCTTTGTTCAGGACCTTCAGACGCTCGTCGATCCAGGACATCTCACTCTCCTTCTGGTGAAGCAAACAAAAGCCGGTCGAGCTTGAGCGCCACGCCCAAGTCATCTAGTCGGCCGGCGATTTCGAAGAGCTCCTTGCGAAGCTCGCGGTAACTCCAGTCCGCGCCGCCCATGTCGCGGCCACCTACCTGGACCTGAAGATCGAGCAGCAAGTCCGTGAAGTGCGAACACTGCGCGAGCAATACTTCGGAAGGCAGGCGGGATTCCGTGCCGTCCATTAGGTGTCTGTTCATGCGGGCCACACGTACGGCAGGGTGTCGGGCTCGGTCCAGTTGTGACGCAGGTAGTAGTCCGGGTCTTTGCGCAGCAGATTGCTGCGGTGGGACCTGTGCACGTAGTCGTCGCCGAGCCAGGGCGGCGGGCTGTGCGAGCGGCGGAGAAACGCGACTGCCGCAGCGATCTGGAACTGCCGGAGCAGCGTGTCGCGAAAGCCGCGACGGCGCCATTCCAGGCAGCACGCAATGGCGTACAACAGGAGGCAGAACTCGTGGCCGCGCCACATGCGAACGGCGGGGTGATTGGCCCACGCTTTGGACTTGGCTGCACCGCCAACGTGCAGGCCGAGAGCTCGGGCGATCTGCTTGCACTCGACGCGTTGCTTACCGAGTCGCTTGTTGTCGAGCGCACGGGCCGACATGGCGAAGTCGGGATACGGCAGGAACGTTTGCATGGATACCTCCACGAAAAGAGAAAGCCGGCCGGCGCCAACGTGGTCACCGGCCTGCAAACAAAGGGCTAGATGAAGCGCTTGTGCCCTGTCGTCATCGCCTCTACCTCGCCAGGTACATCCACTTCGCTCCAGTTGCCGTCGCGAACGCGGAACATCCAGTCCTGCCACTCGACGTAGCCGGGAGGAAGTGGAGCCCAGCCATCTTCGCGATCATCGGGGCACCAGTGCGTCACCTCTTCGGTGCTGCAGTTGCCGCCACCGCTGCTGAACTGGTAGCAGGATCCAGAGAGGATCCACCACCGCGCGTCTCGTTCTGTAGGTGGCACGCGAACCTCGTTGCCCTCCTCGTCGCACGAAACCCAGTGCGTCAGCTCCTGGTAGTGGTACGTGCCGCGCCACAGTCCCAGGATGCCGAAGTACCACACCTTCTGCCCGCTCTCGGGCAGTCGGTCACTGCAAAGAATCCATCCGCTCATGTGCGCACCTCCAGTTCCCTGCTGCACCGGTTCCAACGGGGCATGGATGCCGGCCCAGCGTGCAGCCAGGCCGGCGACCGCAACCCGTCAGTCGCGAGAGACCCACTGGTCCCCGTACATCGGAGCCATCTCCTCAGGCACCGAAGCAAAGATGCCAGGAGAGGTCTCGACCACTTCGTATCCGCGACACGAGAGGGTCATATGAATCACGCCAGCTCGGGGGTCCTCCTTGTCTCGCGACTCGACGGTGAGGCACTGGCCCGGCTCGAGCTTGGCGTAGCCATCGAGATACGCGTCGGCATCCTTCAGGCTCGCGAACATCGCCACGATCTGCAGTGAGCCCCGCTCCTCAGGGCTGGGCCCGTTGTGCCGAAGCAGCACGGCGTACTCCGGCAGGGGCAGCAGGGTCATTTCGTCGTCGCACATAACACACCTCCTTCGTCACATCTGCGTCGGTTCCAACGGCGCATGGATGCTGGCAGTTAGTCACCTCCTGCCAGCGACCGCACCCCGTCAGCGCACTTCGGCGCTCGTCAGCACGCTGGGAACGTCGTTGCCCAGATCCTTCAGCCGCGTCAGCAGCTGGGCGTGGCGGTACCGCACGTCGTTGAGCTCGGCGCTCGAGACGGACAGCTTTTCGCCCATGTCGCGGATGATGTTCTCCGCACCGGAGAACAGGTCACGCTGGTGGGCGAGCTGGGCCTCGCTATCTGCGAGCTGCCTGCGGACGTCGGCCAGCTGCTGCTGCAGCGACTGCACCTCGACGAGGTGGTTCGCCGCAGAAGCCGCCTCGCGGGCCGGCGCGTCGACGTAGTAGAAGACGGCCGGGAGCGAGCGGCGTGCCGCGTCGCGGATCTCGTTGCGGTACACGCCGCACACGACACCGAACACGACAGCCACGAGAATCAGCAGGTCACGGAACTTGAACATGGGACACCTCCACAGAAACTCCCGACCTCCCCGCCGGCTGAGTGCCGACTGAGAGGGAGGCGGGAAATGCGGTGAGGTGGGGTGCCCTTTGACCTGCTACAAGTAATCGCCAACCCTAGAAAACAAGGGGTTTTTGACGATCCAGGATTCCACCCAGCCCGCAGGCGACTGGGCGGTATCGCGGGCCGTCCCGACGTGGATGGCGTCGGGCTACGAGATGCGCTCACTGCACTGAGCGATCTCCAGGTCGTCCTTCTTGAGCTCGTCGAACATGCCGTCCGGATTGAACGGGCACCAGATCTCGGCGTGATCCCATGCCGTCCAGCCGCCGGGCGCGATTCGCGGCTTGAGCTCTTCGATATGGGCATTGAGCCACGCACGAGCCGCGTCGTTGGTTTCGAAGGGCCCGAACACGGCGGAGTTGCACTGCTGCTCGTAGCTAGGAACGACAATCACCCACATAGCCCACCTCCTTCAGGAAAGGGAACCTGCCCTCATCAGTCACCGCCTCACGGTGAGACCGGCCGGAGCCGGTTTCGGGCTTCAGTCGAGGAGCGAGGCAAACGCCTCATAGATCGCACCGAACACGATGGCCATGACGGCGCACAGGATCAGGCTCATCGACACCATCCACAGCGTGAACACGAACATGGGACACCTCCCTTGTGCCGGGAAAAGAAAGAGGGCCAGCGGTCCGGCAGCCGCTGACCCTCTACAAGAAATCGCCGGCCCTAGAAATCAGGCCACTTTCGCGACCTTTGCGTTGCCGTTCTTGGCGGCCGCCTTCCGCGCCTTGATCTCGCGCATCTTGGCCATATGGGCGAGCATCTGCTCGTGGCGACGCTGGACCTGGTCCATAGCGTTCACCGCCTCGCAGAGAGCCGACACCGTCTGCTGGGTGGCGGCCAGGTCAGACGCATCCGCGCCGGTGGCCTCAACCCATTCCACGCGATCCCAGAGCTTCTCCACGCGGAACCACAGCCGCATGAAGACCGCAGTCACTCCAATCCCGGCCGCAGCCTGAACCAAAGAGATCCAGTTGGCCGAGACGAAAGAGAGATCCATGACAACACCTCCAAAGGAGAACGGGCCAACGAGAGATCTCTCGCTGCAAGAACCCGCCTGCAAAGACGCAGGAGCTCACCCAGAGACCGAAGTCACTGGGCGGCCTCGCGCGTCCTCAGAGCAGCTCATCCAAGTCGATAGGCGGCAGCTCGACATGCCCACACTCCACGCAGACGTTGGCCGGAAGCACCAAGTCCTGAAGAGAGCGGTTGACGAACCAGAGCTTCAGCCCGTAGAGCTGAGGCTCGGACATGCCAGCCAGTCGATCGCAGGGAGCCAGAGAGAGCAGCGCGTAAGAACCGCGCTCATCGCGCGTCTCACGCAGGAGCATGGCGAAACCTCCACGCCAGTCAGTCCGCAGTCACTTGCTGCGGTTGCTGCTGACACAGAGAATCGCCAGGCCTTGAAAACATGGGGCGAAACGAGGGTGGGTCGACAACAGGTAGGGACCTTGCTCGACCCCTCCGCACGGGTAGGTTCCAACTCGTGTTACGCAAGTGCCGCAGTGGCGCGGGGTTGCGGCGCGGCCTTGACCCCACCCCTGAGGCCCCCAATCGCGCGCGAACCTATATCAGGTGCCCCCCCTGGATTTTTTCCTCAAAAACATCGACCCGTACCCACAAAACAGGCATGGGAGTCCTCGACCGCCTTATCGCAAACAGCGCCGGAGCGGCAGCTAAGTCGTCCCTGCCGATGATCAGGGCGGAAGGCATCGCGCACGTCACGCCCAGCGGCAAGACGCTCTACCTGCCGACGCTTCCCATCGATTACTCGAAGGTAGCTCGGGACTCTGGGCCGAAAGTCGCCTACATCGACGTGTTGCGGCCGGCGTACTCTGCCGCTCCCGGAGGGGCAGAGCGAGCCATCGACCTGGCGATGCGCGCGCAGGATCGGGATCTTGGGGAAGTCAAGCAGCAGCTGCGCGGCTGGGGCGTCGACCCCGACGAGGTTGCCGGCGGAGTGCCTGCGTACGGACGTTTCGACCCGCTGCATGCCTACGTGCCGCGAGAAGTGCGGGCGCTGCGGGGCCACGTCGGCGCGGCCGGCCTTTTCAACTCGCGGCTCGTCGACCCGTCTGGGGCCGTGTACGTCAGGGACGCCCATATGGCCCATCACCTCGCCGCGCGGGCACATCTCGACTCTGCCGTCTCGCACGAGCTCAGGCACTCAGTGATGCTGGACCGGCAGCCGGACAGAATCGAGGATGCGTTCGGCTACGGGTCCTTAGAGCTCCCGGTCAACAGCAAGCAGTGGCTGAAGGACTCCGGCATGGGGGTTCTGGGGAGGCTGCTGGAGTCTGCGAAGGATGCCGCCGGCAGGCCGTCTGAGCATGGCTATGCTCGCTACCTGAGCGAGCTCGCAGAAATAGACGCCCGCGTGCCGGAGATTCGGCAGCTGTTCGCCTACAACACCGGGCGGCACGTCAAGAACATGGACGACGCTCGTGATGCGTGGAATTGGTACTCGCGCATGGGCGGCAGCAGTCCAGGGATATCCAGGCAGGAGTTCAGCCTCTACGACAAGGCCCCGCCGGAGACGAAGAACATGATCCTGCGGCGAATGGTTGCGATTCCAGCAGTCGCCGGCGCGATTGCGGCCGGTGCCGGCGACGAGCAGAAGTAGCCAGCAGCTGGGGTTCTCTGCGGGCTCGGTTTTTCGAGCCCGGCCTATTGCGCGCTCGCCCCTAGTGGTGTACAAGTGTTCCCTACCCGCAGTCACGCGGGGAACGTCCCACTAGGAGAGTCCCATGATCACAGCCACAATCACCGGCAATGTCGGCCGGCCGCCCGAGTCCCGTGTCACTGGCTCCGGCAAGACCATGGCCAGCTTCAGCGTGGCCAGCACCGTGAAGTCCAAGAGCGGCGAATCCCAGACGACGTGGGTCGACGTTGTCTGCTTCGACGAGCAGGCCGATGTCGTCGTCCAGCACGCCCGCAAGGGTGAGCGGGTCATCGTCACGGGCCGGATGGGCCTGGAGCAGTACACCCGCAAGGACGGCACCTCAGGCTCGTCGCTCCGGATGATCGCCGACGAGGTCGGCATCAGCCTGCGGTGGCCGAAGAAGGAGCATGTCCCGTCGAACGGCGAACTGTCGGCTGAGGAAGAGGCCGCGATCCAGTTCTGACGCCCATGGCCGCTCGCAGTCCAGGGGGTGTTTTTGCCGTTTCCTGCCACGAACCCGCAGCCGAAGCAGAACGGCGTCAGGTTGCGGGGGACTGCGGGCGGCTTGGGTGCCAAAGGAGTGGCGCATGTCGCAGCACACGGATGGTTTCTGGGGGGGCTTGGAAGGGACGCCAAGCCCTCCTCCTCGTTCGGCCCCGTTCTGCGAGTACGTCGCCTGGCTGCGCCAGGTTGAGCAGGCATCAGTCAGGGATCGCATCAGGAACGAAGAGCGCATGAGGAGGATGAGGCGCATGGAGGTGCTGATGCTCTCTCTGGCCTCTGCGTTCGCCATCGGCATGGCGTTCTGGCTGGCAGTGGACTTCTCCGAGCGATCTCCGGCGGCAGATGCCGTTACGGAACCGCTGCCCGTCGAGGGCGCCGGCATAGGTTCGGTAACACCCGGTCACGACAGGAGGTGATGGATGAGCGACGACTTGGTGCAGCGGCTCCGCGAGGGCCTGGAGATCGGGGCCATCGACATGGCTGACATCATGGATGCGGCCGACGAGATCGCTCGCCTCCGAGAGGAAAACAAGCACCTCCGCTCGCTGGACAGCGTGCAGGAGAGCCGCATCACCGCCCTGGAACGTCACCTCGCACGCACGTAGGCCTGGCGTGGAACACAGCACAGACGGCAAGGAGTGCCCACTCATGCGCATGCACCGCGACTACCGGGAGCAGTGCATCGCAGCCGGAACGTACCGGCCGTTCACGGACGAGGAGCTGCAGCGGGCCATCGCCAAGTGGAGGGCTGAATGCGAGCGGCTTCCCAACCCGCGTGGCCGCAAGCGGAAAACCCGAAAGGAACTGCCGACTGATGAGCGACATCGTGACCAGACTCCGGGACCGGGCGTACTCCTTCAAGGCCATCGACCGGCTGCTGGAGGAGGCCGCCGACGTGATTGAGCGGATGCGGGGTAAGGCAGTTCGGGATAATTGCGTGTCAGGCAATCAGCCGGAAATAGCGTGCCGCCCTCAGCCGACTGCGTGGGCAGTCATCTCCCAGACCGGTACCGCTGTTGTCTTTGCGTTTAGCAGGCAAGACGCGGAAGACCGGGCACAAGCAAGCGACCGCGTTGTGCCGCTTTACAGCCACCCGCAGCCCACGCTGACAGACGCGGAGCGTGAGGCGATCCGGGAGGCGGCTGGAGCCTATTTCGACAACGACGACGACGATGAGTGTGCGAAGATCGCAGCCACGCTTCACGGCCTTCTGAAGAGGCTGAAATGAGCGGCTGGCTCATCGCCCTCACGGGCTGCATCTACGCCTACGTCGCTCTGGAGCAGGCCCGCAGTGGGAACTCCGGCATGGCGATCACCTACGCCGGGTACGCCTTCTCGAACGTCGGCCTGTACCTCCTGGCGAAATAGCATGTTCGGCTGGCTGAAGCGCAGAGCTGAAGACCTGTTCGGCAGATCCGGGCAGTGGCCGCGCGTCCGCCGTGAGCACCTGGAGCAAGAGCCATCCTGCATCGCCTGCGGGCGATCCAGAGAGCTCGAGGTGCACCACGTCCAGCCGTACCACGAGCACCCGGAGCTCGAGCTGGACTCGCAAAATCTCGTGAGCTTGTGCGCCGATCCGTGCCACTTCGTGTTCGGCCACCTGCTGAACTGGCGCCGCAGCAACCCGCACGTAAGGGAGGACGCCGCCCGCTACCGGGAGCGAATGCGCGTCTACGGAAGCCCGGATTCTCCGGATGGTTCCTCTGCGGGGACATAAATACGCTGAAGGAGACCCTGCATGGACGCTGACATTCGCCGGGCAATGGCCGCCAGCATGGCCAAGAGGCCCTTCGGCTCTGCCGACATGGACCGATCGACTGCCATGGAGCGCGTCCCGGTTGTCGATGTCGGCCGGCTGGAGATGCCGCTCGCCTCTGACTCCCGCCAGAGCCTCGAGCAGGAAATGGCCGGGCCTGCGGCGGCCACGAACTTCGGCAAGCGCTACGCCCTGAACAAGCAGACCGGCATGCTGCAGGAGGCAGGGCCTCCGGATCGAGATCTCGGGATCATCGGAGAGCCGCCGCCGGCCCAGCAGCGCGGCGTTCTGGCTGGCCTGTTCGACAGAGACGCCGGCGCTCGCCAACGTCCACGATCGCTGATGGAGTAGCGCATGGCTGGCCCGAAGCCAGGCCGTGTGTACTCTCCACCGCCGGGCGCCCAAGACGATCCGACTGGATTCGGCGACTGGCGCGCTATCGCGGCGGGCGTCGACAAGGGCTACAGCGACGACCCAAGGAATCAGCACTCACCTCGTGATCTCGCCGATGCGAACACGATGGCGCGAGCTGCAGTACTCGGAGAATGGGCGCGTCTCGGCCTGAATGGGCCGGATAGCGGAGTGGATACGCCAGAGCAGGCCCTCTATGGCTACGCTCCTGGATACGGGCCAGAAGTCGCCGCCAGGCAGATCGAAGCAAAGCTCGGAAAGCTCGACGCGCTGCCAGGGTGGCGCAACGCGAGGCAGTTCGCGGAGGCTGGCGCCCGGCGGGCTGGTGAAGTGGCAGAGCGCACGGGCAACATCGGGGACGCAGAGTCCGAGTTTCAGAAGAACCAGTGGCTGCTGCCGCCCGAGCGCCTTGAGTACATGCAGAGCGGTCCAGGGCGCGCAATCGATCTTCTGGACAACCTGCGCAGTGACCCCGTCAAGGCGGTTCGCTTCTGGGACAAAAGCCGAGACGCGGCGCGCGAGCGCGAGGACATCCACGACCCTAACTACCAGCGCTTCTCTGGCGCTGGCAACAACGCAGCTGCTTTTGTCCTGAGCCCGACCAGCCCTCTGGCCTGGTACCTGCGGACGCAGAAGACGATTCCTGACGCGATAGCGTTCAGCGTTGGCGAGCCAGATGGCGCAGCGTCGCAGGCGAACGCCACGTGGGGGCCTGGCGGCGATGCGCTCGCGAAGGCGGCCAACCTCAGGGACTTTCAGGATCACGCGCGGATCTCTGGCGGAACTCCGATCCTCGACCTTCCCGACGACGCCAGCGCGCAGCAGTTTGCGCAAAGGCTCGCGCAGCTCGGCGGCATGTTCTCAGGCATGCAGCCGCCTCCAGACCAGAACGCCGTCAATTCCGCATGGGAGCCTGTGTTCGGAGCGAGCGCGCCGGCTGCGGTCGTCGACCTGTGGTCGCTCCTGCGCGGAACTGCCGACGCTACCCTGCCAGGTGGGCTTGGATTCGGGATCGCCAACAGGATCAGGTCTGCCCCTCAGGCGTGGGCGCAGGCTGCGCTGCAGAGGGCGCAGGCCGGGCTTCCGATTCGTCCATACCGCCCAGTCGGGCTCGTTGGGGCGTCTTTGCTTGAGGGCAAGGACCAGCTCGTTCCGGAGGTCGCCTTCGAAGCAGGCGCAAGGCACGCCTCAGGCATGAACAAAGAGCGATCGCTGCTCGACTGGCTAACCAAGCCGGTTCCTTCTGAGGAACTCGACGCGGAGAAGCGCGACGCTGCGCACAGATCCTTCGAAGCAATGCGCAATTCAGCGCCGCAAAGCATCTGGAACGAGCGCGACAAGGCGTTCAGGAAGCACGTCGTCGACAAGTTCGACAACGGCTTCTGAGTCGAGTTTTGCCAGCGCGCGTCTTACCCTGGCTGTACGTCCAGAGCCCATAACTACTAGGGAGATTCCCAGATGAGCGACGAGGCAGTCCTCGAATCCACCAGCTCTCCGGAAACCAGCGGCGATGTCGGGTCGACGCAAGACAGCCAGCCGACGCAAGACACCGGATCGCAGGCCGCAAGCGCAGCGAGCCCAGACGTCTGGTCGTCCTTCCGCTCTCTCCCTGACTTCCAGGGGCAAGACGACCGTGCAATTGCTGGGCGGCTCTACGCATCTCTCGAGCGAGAGAAAGCAGCAACAAAAGCTCTCCAGCAATACCAGCAACTCATCCCGTACGCGCAAGAATACCTGACCTATCGGCCGCAGTTCGAGAAGTGGCGCGAGGAGCGCGAGCGCGGGCCGCAGCAGGTACAGCCGCAGCCTCAGGCTCAGCAGGAGCAGAAGCAGGCCGGCTGGTGGAACCCTCCGCAGGTCCGCGAATCCTACAAGCAGTACCTCGTCAAGGACGAGAACGGCCGCGAGATCATCAGTCCGGACGCGCCGCTGGATGCGCGGCACGCCCTCTACGAGTACCAGAAGTACAAGGCCGACTTCGCGCAGAAGTTTCTAGCCGATCCCCAGCAGGCGCTCGGCCCGATGGTCGAGCAAATCGCCGCCGAGCGTGCCCGAGACATCGTAGAGCAGCAGCTGCAGCAGGCATCCGACGCGGGGTTCGTGTCGAGCCTGGAGCAGAGCAACCGCGATTGGCTCTACCAGGCCGACGGGAAGACGCCGACGCGCGAAGGCCTGATGATCCAGAAGTACATCGACGTGGCGGCGCAGTCTGGCCTGCGAAGTCCGCAGGAACGCTGGCAGTTTGCGTGCGACATGGTCGAGCGCGATCTCCTGCGCGAGGTCATGGAAGCGAAGGCATCGCAGCAGGCGCGATCGCAATTCGAGGGCGCTCTCCCCAGCGCTCCCGCTGCGCCTGCCGTTCAGCAGCAAGCTGCGCAAGCTCCCGTACCGCAAAACCAGGCTCAGAGGGACATAGATTATCTACGAAGGGAAGCGAGCAGGAATCCGAGTAGGTCAGGACCTTCCTCAGATCCGCGAGCGCCCAAGGGACCAATGACCTTCGAACAACGTCTCCGGGCTCAAATGGCCAGAGACGGCATCGACTGAAAGGTAGCAAATGGCCAGCTCGACCGACTGGGCACGTACAATCGGCACTACGCTCGTTACGCACCTCCGCGAAGAGGAGCTGACGACCTTCCGCAAGTTCAAGGTGTTCGCTGCCCTCGAAGCGAACGGCAAGGTGGCGATGAACCAGGGCGGTCGAGGCTTCGACTGGCAGGTCCGCTACAAGAATCAGCCCGTCACCTCGAACAACGGCGAGTCTCCTCGCATCTTCTCACGCCACAATCTGTGGCAGCGAGCGGTCCTCCCGTATCGCGGTTATACCGTCACCGATCAGGTGACCAAGCGGGAGATGCTCGAGAATCGGGGCGCTCAGGCCCTGATCGACGTGGCCGGCAAGATGGCGAGCCGGCTCCAGGAGTCGATGCAGCAGCACCTGAGCAAGGAAATCTACATCGACGGCAACGCGACCGGTAACGAAAACCGGTGGCATGGCCTCGAGTCGATCTTCGGCATCGACGGCACGATCAACGTCAGCACCGGAGCCAAGCGCGGCTCGGGCTCTTCGCCCGGCTCGAGCTCGGCGCCCGATCCGTTCGGCTGGCCGTCGGACGACTACGCCGGCCTGAACACGGGTCTCGGCTACATCTCCGGCTCGCAGCTCGAATCCGGCTCGTGGCCGTACGTCAAGGCCGACCCCGACTACGACTACTACTCGCCGCTGGTCTGCAACTACACCAGCACCTACTTCGGCGGTGCGACCGCGACGTGGAAGGATCAGTGCATCGAGGCGATCCGCGAGGCGATCAATCACGCCAAGCGGAACGACACGAAGGAAGATCAGGTCGACATGATCCTGCTCGACCGGAAGCTGTACATCCAGTTCCTCAACCGGCTGGACAGCCGCGAGCGGGCGATCGTGTCGAAGAGCAACGGCCTCCGGGCTTACGGCTTCGGGGATGTCGTGGAGCTCGACGGCATCGAGGTTTCGACGGAGTACGGCGTGCCCACCGGCGTCGGCTACGGCCTGTCGATCGGCAACATGGAGCTGAAGTGCATGGAAAGCCAGCTCATGGTCGCCGAAGGACCGTACTACAACGAGGAGCTGCAAAGCCATCGCTACGCGGTGTCGGTCCTCGCGAACATCAAGATGAAGTCTCCCCGCAACTTCGTGAAGTGGCAGGCGATTGCCTGATCTCAAGGAAAGGACCAAATGAGCACGCTGACTGCTGATCCTGGATTTTCGCGCGGACAGGTTCTGGGCATTCTCTGGAAGGCCTACGACGCCGACAACGGCGACGGCTCGCACGTTCTGGGTGTGCGCAAGACGTTCCGGGACGAGAACCCGACGACTGGCGCCCTCAACAGCAACCGGACCGTCGACTGCATCTGCGTCAAGAACTCCAGCGGCGGCGCCCTCCTCCCGGGCACGGTGGTGAAGTTCAAGGACGCGGCTCTCCTCTCGGAGGTGGACGGCGCGGCTACGACCTCGACGGCCCTCATGGGCATCGTCGACGAGTACCTGCCGGCTGCTGGCGTCGCCAACGGCGAGGTGTTCTGGGTGGTGGTGGGCGGTCCGTCGACGGTCACGAAGACCTCGACGAGCGTCTCCGCTGGCGCAGCGTACGGCCTGTCCGCAACGGCTGGCTCGGCGGCGGCCCAGAGCACGAACCCGCTGCTGGGCTACGCCCTCGCGACGAGCGCGACGACGTCCGGCCGCATCCTCGTGCGGACTGTTTCTGGCTACTGAGTGAGTCAGGACAACGCGCTGCAGCGCTGGCCGCAGGAGGGAAGGGACGCCCCCCTGCGGCCTTGCTGTTGAGTGGGGCCGACAGATGCCTTTCAAGTCAGAGGCGCAGCGACGATGGATGCACGCGAACCATCCGGAGATGGCCAAGCGCTGGGAGCGGGAGACGCCGGACAGAAAGCTCCCCGAAAAGGCCGGAGACCGGGTCCGAAAGCTAAAGCAGTCCCTGCACAAGTAGGCGAGGGCAAGACCTGCCCGGACTGTGGCGACACGTTCCCGGCCTCGAAGGACCACTTCAAGGTCCGCAAAGACGGGTCATGGGACACGCGCTGCCTGGCCTGCCGGGCCCGCGTCAATCGCGGCAAGCGCCTAAAGGGCCGGCAGCGAGACATGCGCGCCATCGAGACCGGCGCCGTAAACTCGTTCGTGAAGGCTGCGGCAGCCGGCGGGGAGACCATCCCGCACAGCTCCGAGCTCCTGGAGCGCCTGATGGAGTACTTCGGCGGGACCAGCGGCTTCTCTGCGCTCCTGGTCAAGCAGTACTTCGACAGCGTGCCAGGAGGGTCGACTCGCACCAAGATGCTTGAGTCGATAGTTCGGCTCGTTACGCGTAATACAGAGATGGGCGGCGCCAAGAAGCCTCTCGGCCAGTGGACCGATGACGAGCTGGAGACAGAGCTGGACAGCCGTCTCCGGGCACTAGCCGTCCAGTTTCAGGGGAGGATCGTAGATGGCACGGTCACGCAAGAAGCAGGCGGCGCCCCCACCCTTGCCGTCGGTCAAGAGGGCGAGCGGGTTTCAGGCGGCCCAGCTCAAAGAGCTGCAGGCAGAGCTCGCCGAAAGAAGGATCGAGGCGCTGCGCCTCTACCAGCCGACTCCGAAGCAAGCGGAGATGCATGCGTGCACGGCAAGTGAAATCATCGTGCTCGGCGGCAACCGTTCCGGAAAGAGCCTTTCCACCTTCGTTGAGGATGCTCGCGCCGTCACCGGCGCAGATCCCCACAAGAAGTATGCCGAGCGCGACGGCAACCTCGTGATCGTGGGGCGCGACTGGAAGCATATCGGCATGGTGGTCTACCCCATGCTGTTCCGCGCCGGCGCCTTCAAGATCCTGCGGGACGAGAAGACCGGGCAGTGGCGGGCCTACAACCCCGAGAAGGACAAGGAGCGTTCCGCAGAGGCCAAGCCTGCACCGCCGCTCATCCCGCCGCGAATGGTCAAGAAGATCTCGTGGCTGCTCAAGAGCGCCAGGTACATCCAGAGCGCCGAGCTCACGACCGGCTGGACCATCTACTTCTTCAGCTCTGAGGGTGAGCCGCCGCAAGGCTTCCAGGCCGACCGCGTCCATATCGACGAGGACTTGTCGTCTGAGGCCTGGCTCCCGGAAATGCAGGCCCGACTTGCCGACCGGAAGGGGCGGCTGTGCTGGTCTGCCATGCCGCACAGCAAGAACGACTCGCTTGCAGGCCTTTCGGAGCGCGCAGACGCTGAGGCCCTGGCCGGGAAAGAGAACCCGGACATCGTGAAGTTCGTCCTGCGGTTCCTCGACAACCCGCATATCGACCCTGACGAGAAGCGCAAGAACCTCGAGCGGTGGGCGGCGCTCGGGGACGACGTGTTGCGGATGCGCAGCGAGGGCGAGTTCGTCACGGACTCCATCCTGTGCTACCCGACCTTCACCATGACGGTGCACGGGTACGACCGCTCAGAGCTTCCGAAGAACGTCGTGCCGCCAGAGTGGACCAGATATGTCTCGATCGACCCGGGCCACGCCGTGACCTCGTGCTTGTTCGGGGCCGTGCCGCCGGACGAGTCATTCCTGCTCATCTACGACCAGCTCTACATCCGGCAGTGCAACGCGATGATCTTCGGCGAGAAGTTCGCCGACAAGGTGAAGGGCCAGGAGTTCCACGCGTTCATCATCGACATGCACGGCGGACGCATCCGCGATATCGGCTCAGGGCGGCTGCCGGTGGAGATGTACACCGAGCAGCTCCGCAACAGGAACATCACCAGCCACGTCACCGGATCGAGTTTTCTGGCTGGATGCGACGACATCCAGGCCCGCATGGCGGCCACGCAGAACTACATGCATATCCGCCCGGAAGGCACGCCGCAGCTGCGAATCCTGCGCGGCGCAGTTCCCGATCTGGAGCGCGAGCTGAAGCGCTACAAGAAGAAGGTGAACTATCTGGCCGGGACGTACATCGTCACCGATCAGCCAAACACTCGCGGCGAAGTCCACGCCTGCCAGTGCCTCGAATACCTCTGCGCATATAGGCCGAAATACCACGCTCGCAAGGTCGAGTTACCGGAAGAGCCCTGGTACGTTGAGTGGGCGCGCCGCCGGAAAAAGCGCATGGGCGGCGATGAAAACTTCATCTATCTCGGCCCCGCCTCAGGGAGGAAAAATGACCGCTGAAGCCCCCGTCTACGCGCCCCCGACCGTCCGTCTCGGCGACTCCGTCTACTGGTACAACGACCCGACGACGCTCTCCGACCCGCAGCTTGGCTGGGTCGCCGAGCGCCCGGGCTCCGTGACCGTCACCCTCCTCGTGTTCGCCCCTGGCGTTGGCTTTATCGAGAAGCCGAGCGTCCGGCACGTCAGCGATCCCGGCCTCCGAGAGAACCCTGCCTGGCGCACGTGGGGCTGCTGGGACTTCAGCCAGTCCCATAAGGACATGGCCCGGGCGCAGGAAATCGCCGTCGGAATGGCCATGAAACACGAGAGGGATGCGCGCAGGAACCAGCAAGATGGCAACAAATGACACCGGCGAGGATGTTCTTCGGGCCATTGCCGGCAGCTGGCTGAAGAAGATCGAGCTCGGAATCAAGCACAAGCGCCCATTCACGGAGGACGCCCGTGAGGCCATGGACTTTTTCGATGGCCCTCACAACTGGTTCTGGCGGGACGAGTACTCCCGGAACGAGTTCGGCTACAACCGCTCGATCACGCCTCCGGGCTTCCGGATGCAGGTCAACCGGGTCTTCGAGGCAGTCAAGCTGTTCGCCAGCGTGATCTACCACCGGAACCCGGTGCGCACGGTCACTCCGAAGAAGTACCCCACGATCCCTCCGGAGTCACTCGGGCTCGACCCGAACAACCCGGAGATCGTTTCGCAGTTCCAGGCGGCCCTCGAGCAGACGGCGCTTGAGGAAGGCTCCAAGAAGGTCGTCTCGTCGCTCGTCGAGTCGTACCTGAACTACACACCAGGCGAGCTGGACCTGAAGACCCACAGCCGCCGGGTCGTAGATGAGGCGATCATCAAGGGCGCCGGAGTGTGGTGGACGGAGCTGGTGAACGACCAGAGCACTGGCGTTCGCATGGTCGGCAGCTTCGCCGACTCCGTCGACAACCTGGTGCTCGACCCGGACGCCACCGAGATCGAAGACATCACGTGGTGCGCCCGGCGCTGCATCCACCCCATCGACGTTGTCGCCCGGCAGTACGGGCTCGACGTCGATGACCTGCGCGGAAACCTCGAGGGCCGCACGCTGTCGCGACCTGAGGACATGTACGCCGCTGGTCGTGGCCAGGAGGATCCGCGCTCGAACATGGCGCGCATCGGGAAGACCAACGACCTGATGACGTACTGGAAGGTCTGGAGCAAGACAGGCTTCGGCGACCGGCTGAAGGATGCACCAAAAGACCAGCGCGGTTTCTTCGATGCCATCGGTGACAACGCGTACATCGTTGTTGCTGACGGCGTGAAGTTCCCGCTCAACGTTCCTCCGAAGATGCTGCAGGAGGAAGTCGACGAGGGCACGGGGCTGCCGGCCTCGATGTTCACCGCAGTGCAGTGGCCTATCCCATTCTGGTCGGACTCCAACGGCTGGCCGTTCACGATGCTGGCGTTCCACCGGAAGCCCGGCTACGTGTGGCCCATCTCGCATATCAAGCCCGGCATCCCTGAGCTGCGGTTCTTGTGCTGGGCGTTTTCGTTCCTGGCACAGCGAGTGGCTGTCAGCTGCGAGACGCTCATCGGCGTTTCGAAGGCCGCCGACCAGGACATCAAGGACCAGATCCTCAGCCAGTCGCAAGGCGGCTTCAAGATCGTCGAGCTCAGCGAGATTCTCGGGCGCAGCGTGCAGGACGTGATCAGCGTCTTCCAGCTGCCCAACGCCACGAACGAGATCTGGTCGGTTATCAACGCCGTTACCGAGATGCTGGAGAAGCGGCTCGGCCTCACGGAGCTCGTGTACGGCCTGACGAATAAGCAGATGCGCTCGGCCACTGAGGCGTCTGTCCGGTCGGAGCAGATCAACATCCGGCCGGACGACATGGCCGAGTGCGTCGAGAACTGCATGACGAACATCGCTCGCAAGGAGGCGATCGCTGCCCGCTGGCTGCTCGAGCCGAACGACATCCTGAGGATCGTTGGGCCGATCGGCGCTGCGGCCTGGCAGCAGTTCGTCTCAGCGGCCGACCCGTCGAGCGTTGCTCGCGAGTACGACTATCGCATTGAGGCAGGCAGCGCCCGCAAGCCGAACAAGGCGACGAAGCAGGAGCAGATGCAGGCGGCCCTGCAGAATCTCGGCCCCGTGCTCAGCAACCTGATCGGAGCGGGGATCGTCGACCCGTTCAATGCTCTCATCAAGGACTGGGCAGACTCGCTCGACCTCGACGCGACCCCGTATCTCGTCCCGCCGCCGCCACCGCCACAGCCACCTCAGACTCCGCCAGGTGCTCCTCCTGGACCGCAGGGCGGACCGCCCCCTGAGCCCCAGCAGCCGCCAGAGCCAGAAGCGCCGCCGCCGCCTGGAGAGCCACAGCTCCCCGAGCAGCCAGCCATGAACGTGCCGCAGACGCCGCAGGAGCTGCAGCCATGACGAAGCGGAAGATGCCGCACGAGCTCGAGGGCGCCTGCCGAGAGGCGCAGGAGCACTACCTGCGCATGGTCGCCGACGGCCAGTCCGAGCGCTTCGCGATTATGTGCGCGCTCCAGCAGGCCCCTGGCACCAGGGGCACGGACAGGGCCCTGATGCAGGGTCGCCTGGCAGGCCAGTGGATGGAAGGCATGCACAAGCCGATGGCCGACCGGATCGCTCGGGAGGCTCGCGCTGCGGGCATAAATATCAGCGGGAAGTTCTATATGGGCGGACTGGCCGACCATAGAGCCCACCGGGATCCGGCAGCATGGATCGACAGCGTCGCAGACATCAAGAAGGTCGCTGCCCAAAGGGACCTTCATGTCACTGGGATCGTCGATTACACGCCGCCAGAAAAGGCACCGCGCGAGAGCGTCGATATCGCGCCGGACATCTTGAAAGAGAACGTCCGGAAAGAACTACGCCGGAACCCGGGCATGAGGAAGGCGGACGCCGTTGAGCGCGTCAAAGAGCGCATCGTCCCGCACTGGAAACGGAAGAAGAAGTAATGGCAATGAACAACCGGCTCTTGAGGCCGAAGTTGCCTAAGGCGGCACCGACACCCACCAGCACGTATCGCATCCTCACCCAGAGCAGCAGCACGCTGACCACTGAGGCCGGCGACAGGCTCAGAACGGAGCAGAACTGATGGCCGACGTAAAGATTAGCGCCCTCCCGTCGAAGACCGTTGCCAGCACCGACTTGGTGCCTGTGGTGGACTCTGGTGCCACCACGACAAGCCGCGTCACTGCGGGGGCGATTGCTGCGTTAGGCGGCGGGGCTCCGGCCGCACACAAGACGAGCCACGCCACTGGCGGCAGCGATGCCATCTCGCCGGGAGACATCGGTGCCGTCGCCAGCGCAACGATCACGAACATCGTCAGCCTGAGCCAGTCCGCGTACGACGCACTTGGAACCTACGACTCCGGCACGCTGTACGTCATCACCTGATGGCCCTAAACATAAATAACGCCGCGATCTCTTCACTAGCCGTTGGCTCAACGGCCGTGAGCAAGGTCTATCTTGGCGGCTCTGTGGTCTGGGAGCCTGCACCTCCGCCTCCGTCTGGCGTTTCGCTTCACTACATGGTGGTCGGCGGCGGCGGAGCCGGTGGCGTTCGCGGCGGTGGCGGCGGTGCTGGAGGATACCGAGAGGGCACTGGATATTTAGTTGACCTAAATACACCACTGACCGTGACCGTCGGGGCGGGCGGAGCATCTGTCGGGCCTCCCTACTACAACTTCGGAAACAACGGCAGCGACTCAATTTTCGACACCATTACGTCCGCTGGCGGGGGCGGCGGCGGCGGGCTTGATGGGGCTGGGTCG